CAAGAGCAAATGCAAGCTTAGCCCGCAAATCATAAAGCGCAATATCAAGCTTTTTTCTTGAAGAAAGCACCGCCTCAGCCTCTTTGAAATAATCCAACTCACACCCCACCTTTTTTTAACTGCGCTTTTTCGCATTTCATATGCATAACAACCGTCAAATAATACCCGCCGTTCACATCGTTGTAAAACGGCTTGATATCAGCAACCGAGTACCCCGGATAAAGCTTTTCAAAAAGTCCGCCGTCCTCGCCCTTTCTTTCGCAGACCTCCCGCAGCTTTCGCTTGGATATTCTTCCGTCCCTCTGCGATTCAATGGGCTTGCTAAGATTCTTTGATGCACACCACCGCTTTCCAAGTACCGGCTCTTTGACAAAATACTTTGCAATGCCGACAATGCCGGTATCGTCAAACATCAGCGGCTTAACGGTTGTATATCCGCGCCCCCATAGTGCGGAAAGGTCGGAGACATCAACCCCGCCGCTCATGATGATATGGTGATGGATCCGCCCAGTGCGCTTTCCGACTTCGGTAACGGCAACATACTTCAGTTCGGGAAGCCCCTGCTTTTTGCGAAAGCGCTTGACCCGCCGCAAAAAATTCTGCATTTCCCGCTGCGCATCCTCCGGCGATTCCGGCAAGTGGTCAGCGTTGTATGTAAGGTCAAAGCGGATATCCCGGCTTGTAAAGTTAGTGTTCAGCAGTCGGATAAGCTTTCGTTCGGCATTTATCTGATTAAGCCGCTTTTGAACATCGCTCGTCGGCTTTTTCTTCTTGCCCCGGCTGTGCTGATACTCAAACACCGGAAAGATATCAACTTCGAGATACTCCCCGCACTTAAATCTTTTTTCACGATATAAGCTCCGCAAGCCTATCACCCTTTCATCAAAATTTTTCGTGCCGTTTTTCAGCTCCGCGCCGCCCGCCCATCCAATAATCACAAAAAGTATTTTAAAAGATGTCCCGCTCCCCAAGAGCGTCACATCATGAAAATGGTCGCTAAGTTATTATCTATTACAAGCCCGAAAAACGGACTAATGCCCGCTTTTTCGGACTTGCCCGGTGGGCTTGTCCTTTATACTATATATAATATATAGAGAGATGATACAGCCCGCTCCGGGAGAGCTAGCGCTCCCAATGCTCCGAAAAATCATCCCGGCAGCTGTCGTTAAAGTACTTGCACGTAAGGCAGCAGCCGAAGCAATCCAACTTTGGATATATCCACAAGCTGAGACGGCGGCGGAAGCCATGTATTTTCGGCAGGATACGCAGATTGAAGTATGTAGGGCGGCACTTTTTCAAATAGTGCTGCGCTATAACTCTGTCTACGCAGAAGGAACGTTCTTTATAGGTCCTTGGTTTTCTTTTCATCATTGCCAGCCTCCGCTTGCAGCAGCTCCGGGTTGTCAAAGACATTGCCGATGACTTCAAGCTCATACCCCCAATAATTTTCATGAAATGTCCCTATAACACTCGTGCCCTCGATTTCAAACGCGCCATCGTTCCACTTGATAACTCCATATCCGTCTTCTTCGTCAAAACCGTAACCACTAACTATGTC